ATATTGCTCCATCATTCTTCTTCTAATATCAGTTGGAGATTCTTCAACTTGCTCTTCTTCCATAGGCATTTCTTGTTGTTGACCCATAGCTTCTTCCATTCCCATTCCCATTTGAGCGCCTGGTTGTGCCATAGCTTGCTCTTCTGGTGTTGGTTCATCTGCAAAGTTTATATCAGCTCCACTTAAATCTAATGGCTGTCCACCTGCTGTTTCTGGTGCAACCCTAGATTCTAATTCTGCTGGAACATCAATTTCTCCCATGTTCTCCATCTTATCGTCTTGCAATAACTTAGTTTTATTATCTCTAATATTAGCTGCATCTCTTTCTTTCGCTTGAACAAATGAAGACTCAACTCTACCAGTTGCTGCAATTCTTTCTCTTTCTAAATCAAACTGACCACGTAATTCAATTAGTTTAGCTTCCATTTCTGCTTTAGCTTGTACTAACTGAATATCAATCTGAGCTTGTAACTGAGCAGTTTGTTGTTTAGCTTGTTCAGCAGCCATTGCAGATTGCTGTTGAATCTGACCATTTTGCTGTTGCATTTGTAAAGCTTCTTGTTGTTTTCTTTCCATGTTCTTACGAACTTTATAAGCTAAGAACAATTCAGCTTGTTTTATATTCTGTATGTTGTTTAATCTAATAACATCACTAATGTCTAATTGACCTTGTTGTAATGCTACTTTAATTAACTCATCTAATTTAGCTTTTTCTTCTGCTGTAGGTTTATCAACAATAGAAATGCCAAATGTGTATTTAGTAATATCTGGAGAAACTTTTAATAAATCGACTGTTCCTCTTCCTAATGATTCAGCTATAGCATCTCCATTAGTTGTTCTAACTATATCTTGTATTCTAATGATAATAGCTTCAGATAATGACTGGGTAATTTGTTTGTCTGAATAGATAATATCGCTAAGTGCGTTATTAGTACCAGATGCTGCTAACTGAGCAACAGTAGTCAATAACTTAGGGTTAGGAGTAGAGCCATCTGTTAATTCATTTAACCCAAGTGTTTGACGTATCATGTCAAGGTTTTGGTTAATTAAATTCCAGTATTCAGCTATAGCTCCACCTGTTCCACCTTGTAATTCTTGTATTGCTGGAGGATTTGGTCTACCATCAAATGTAGTAGAACGACTTACTAATACCCCACGTTGTAAATACAAATCAATAATATCAGATGGTTTCATTGTTTGTCCACCACCAGATAAACTAACTTCTTCTAATGCTGCTAGGTTAATGTTAAAACCTTTAGGTACAGATGTATTTAATTCATGCTGTAATCTATAGTAAGCTAATTGTATTGCATCAGCGTAAGGAATAATAGCTTCCATACGGCTGAATGTTTTCATATCAAAAAAGTCACAAGCATTTATGTGGTAACTTGATTTAGCACGAGCCATATTAACTGGGTCGCGTTTAATATCGTATTGCTTTCCGTAGTCAAATATGATGTCCGTACCAACAATCCATTTAGCCCTATATACACCTTGTACTTGCTTTCTTTTATATTTATCTTTCTTGTTATTATAGTCATCATATGAAGCTCTTCCAAAAATAGTATTTCCTCTTCTGTCAATTCGTTCTTCACGAACTAACTCATCAGCAGATATAATTTCTAAATCTAAAACTTGTACTTTACCTCTATTCCAAAAGTCAGAATAACTACCATAGTAAGCATTACCTACTGGGGTAGATGGTCTCCATTGGTTTGTAGAAGCATATTTGTAAATCATCTCAATGTCTTCATTGGTTAATTCACCATTAGACATTTGAATAACTTGCGCTACTGGAACTTCTAATATTTCTCCTGCATATCTTAAATCTCTAAAGTCAGGATATGTACAATAGCTTAATATTAATCTTCTTGGGTCAACTCTTCTAAATCCTACTAACTCACCATCTCTGTAATCTTTATATGCAGATACACCATAGTCAAACAAATCTTGTAAAGTTTGTCTGCGTTGGCTTTCATAATCATTTTGGCTAAATGTTAATTCAATTGCTTGTTCTGCTTCCATAGCAGTTTTATGACGCAGCCCAATCTCATATATTTTAATACCATCAATATCCTCTGGTTCTCCTTCTCCTGGTTGTATAGGAGCTGGTATTTCAGCTTGTTCTCCCATGACTTCTTTTTGAAGTTCTCTCATAGAGGCCTTCATCTTCATCATAGTAATTTGCTGTTCTAATTCTGTTTGTGCTAATGGGTCAATTGGGTCTATTTGAACGTCCCAATTTTGTTTTTCTAATAACCCTAAAGCTATTCTTCTAAACTTAGGAATAATAGGAAGTACCGACCAATCTACTACTAATGTGTTATTTGTAGGGTCTTGGTCAGGAGTTAATACCTTTTTGTATCGGTCGATTGTTTGAGAACCACGCGCATAGGTTTTAACCCATTCGTATTTGTCTCGGCTTCTCCAACCTATTGAACCAAATGGAGTATCCCCATAAGCCGAATATGCAGCTCTACAATACTGTAATAAAAAAGGTTTCTCGGTTTTTCTTTTTGGGTCAATATTTTCGTCTGGAAAATTTACACCGACACTTGATACTATTTCTGCCATCTCAGCAATTAAGTTTAATTTACATTAGATAATACGTTATAAATACTTCCCAAATAGGCGGTTAGTACCTTTTGACTTATAAAAACTAAAGTAGTCTTCTATCCTTTCAGTTTTAACTTCTTTTCTTTTAGGGTTAAATTGTGGGTTATACATCATCATTAATGCATACCCTACAGCCATAGCTACGTCATACTCAGTCGTGTCATCTGGACTAAACCCTAACCAATCCTCCAGTATCTGCTCGTACCAAATATTATCTATGTTATCATTGATATATTGGTCCGTTAGTTCAGCTATGTATATATTGTTTGAAAGGGTAGCTGCAATACCTGGTTTATCTTTTCCTGGAACTTTAAAACAAAAGTCTGTATAACCCCTTTTTTCAAAGTAATGGAGTATCCCTGGCTTGTTGTTCTCTATAAGTGCTTGGCAACCATAATAATGAAGAGCCATCAAACAATCCTCATAAAATACTTCTGGGCTAGGACGTGCAACATATAACAATACAGGAGCATTATCAGCATCTGTTTGTCTTAATGGATTAGACTTTTTCATTATACATAAAGCCCCATTAGACATTCTTGACTCATGACCTTTACTTACATTCACATGGTCATAAGGGTCAATACCCCCACAATACATATGTTTGTTTTGAGCAAATGCAATATCCCCTTTTCTAGTCACATTGTTAACTTGGTCAGGAAACTCTATTATCTGGAATTTACCATTTGGGTTTTCATGGAATGTAACAGTACCGTCACGTTTCATATCGTCCCATTGTAAGTTACCAGTAACTACTTTTTTCTTAGCCCACTTAAGTATATCTAACCTATCGTTTAAAAGAATAGGATTAAATACGCAAGTTGATGCATCTGTTTGAAACGCTTCTTTTTCATCTAATGGTTCTTTTCTTTTTGCAGAAGATAAAGCTCTTGGGTCATTCTGTAATGCTTTTCTTTCTTCTAATATATCCATACGCGCTAATTCTTTATTAGCGTTTCCAAATTTATCTATATGACGAGTTTCATCAGCAGGAGTAAAAAACTTATACATACCTGACTGGGTTCTTCTTCCTTCTTTTGTATTTTGGTCAGACCCTTTCCACATCTGTAGATAAGGTTTGCCACCAGCTTCCATTTCCTCTACTGTTGTAGTATGGAGAGACTTGCCTATAATACGCCCTTCATCGTCCATTAAACAATACTTAACTACGTTCCATCTTCTATTGATATCTACAAGAGTTGTTTTACCTGCTTCATCGGCTATATAGAAACCTAGCTTCTGTCCATCATAAGCACCTTCTGTTGACGATTTAAAGTCTATTCCTGACATTAACTCTTCGCCATCTATATCTACCTTACCACTTTGGAATTTAAGCCCTGTAGCAGGAACTTTACCTGTGTTAGGCATATCTGATACTGGCTTAAAAAAAGAAGGCAACTTTCTAAATGGGTTAACTATTGCTTTCCTAAATACCGACTTAGCATCGTCATCTGTTTTAGATTGGATACCTGTCCAAAAGTTTTCTGACCTAGTTGTTTGTTCTAATGCAATAGCACCTGCTCTGTAGGTTTTGCCACTACGACGTTTAGTGGTTTCACATAACCCAAATGCGTTTTCATCTTCTACGGTATATTGCCATGCATAAAAGAAATCTCTATCTACCTTTCTATATTTAGGCAACCCAATATCAAGGTGATAACAAGAAAGGTAAAACCAATGTGTGCCTGTTATATAGGTAGGTTTATTATTATTCATAAACCAATGGCCACCTATTCTACGTATCCAGCAATACTCTTTAAATTCTTTTAAATCTGGGTGGATATATCTAGGGTCTTGCTTTTGCTTTTCTGCTTCTTCTTTTTCCCATATTGGAAACTTTTCCCAACGCTTGTCTATTTCCCAATAGCAATTGTCATATTTAATTGCTCGCCTTTCAACACCTACATCTTGGTAGTCACCAGTATATGGATTGTATACATATCCTTCTTTAGGAAGGTTACATATCAACCCTTGTATGTTTTCTGATTTACCACCTACATTCTTTATCATTTCTTCTTCATTTGAGCAGCTATGTATTCTGGAGTAAATTTCCTTGACTCATCAAACTCGTCCATAGCATCGGTATCCCCAGAGAATAACTTGTTATATAATGCCTCTATCTTATTAATCATTTCGTCCATTTGATTAATAAGTTTGTTTTTAATTTCTACTGCCTTTAATATATCTATTTCCTTGCCACCTTCCTGGTCCTCAATTCTTTTATTAACCCTTTCAGCATATTCTTCAAATGTTGCCTCTAATGAACAAATAAGCGTCCATACACGGCTATTGATAACATACCTTGTAAAGTTAAGCATCAACTCAAAGTTAGGTTTTTCTGTTAAACCTACTGTTTGCTTAGCCCATTCTTTTCTTCTAGTTATATCACTAAACTCTTTTACAGCTGGGGAGTTATAGTCATAAACCCAAGCCATGTATTGTATTTGTTTATTTATATCTTTTGTAAAGCTTTGTTTTGGCAATATATCATTTAACCTAGGATACGCAGCAATCATATCTTGGGTATTAGGGTCTATAACCATTTTAGCTATTTGCTGTTTAGTATATCTACTCATAGCCATAGATTAATTCTGAACTTAAAATCATTCTTTCCTTTCCATCTGGGAATCTATAATACGCTCTAAATTCTTCTTTAAAATGACATATAGTTTCTTTAGGTAGCTCTAATATTCCACCATTATATAAACCACAACCTTTTCTTTTCTTTGAACTAATACTATCAGGTATAATAATAAGAGATGATTTAGGGTTTGCTTTTTCTTCTATATCTTCTAATACAACCCATCTACCTACTCCTTCCCAATGGTCACCAACTTTTCTAGCCAATATCATATCTTCATCAGCTTCCCAAACAACTTCCCCATCATAATACTTTACATTAAGATATGTCCTATCATCACCATTTGTAAAGAACTGAGATGTAACTAAATAATGAATAACAACTGTTTCTCCTTTCTGCAAATCAAGTTTACATCTTCTTCCAACAGAATGGACCACACCTTCTACGGTTGACCAATCCTCATGGTTATATGAGCCATCAATAAATAACTCAAGCCCACTTTCTGTTTTGATTTTTTCTTGTAATGCGTTAGGCAAGGTTATAAAAACCTTGTTACCTATTGGGTGTTTAATCATTGTTGTGTGTGTTTGTGATTTGTTGTTATACGCAAAGATACGGAAGTTATCCGTATCCTGCGTATTTTAATTTACTTTTTCTTAGCCATTGCCTTTCTTCCAGCCATAGCTTTTTTCATCATTCCAGCTTTGCCGTACTTTTTCATTCCGACTTTAGCTGCGATTGCTTTACCAATCTCTTTTGCTTTCTCTGCTGATTTACCTTTTTTCATGTACTCTTTAGCAGCGCCTTTAGCTAAGGCTTTGAATCCGACTTTCATTTCTTTTTTCTTTTCCATATTATTTACCTTGACCCCTATAAGTTTTAGGACGGGGTGTATGTTTATTATACGTTTTTTTTGGACTTCCTTTTTTTCTTCTTCCAAAATTTACTTTGTTTGAATTACTTATTTGTTTTGCCACCTTTCATTGATTTAAAAATTTTCATTAATTGCTCTTTGGTGTGTTGTACTGGTGCGTTAGGATTAATATATGTTTTAGCAATATCTGCTAATTCTGGGTTCTTCTTAATTACATTCTCTCTCAAGTCTATAATCTGTTTACCATACAAAGGGTTTTTTTTCATATCAATCCCTTCTTCTGGTAAATCAACTCCATATATCTTAGCCATATTGTATCCATGATAACCTGCATCTGATTGTGGGTATATTCTACCTAACCCATTATATGCTTGTATTTGTTGAGCTTCATCATTTAAACCTAATCTTTCAGCTACACCTTTCTTTTCCATCAATGCTCTAACTAACATATCAGCAGAATACTTTTTTTGATATTCATCAAAATCTTTTTTCTTTTCTGCTTCAGTTAACTTAGGAAGTTTAGATTCAATTGATGTAGGCACATCTTGTATATGGCCCAAATTAAAATCTTTATTACCTAATTGGCTTTCTTGTAAAGCTACAGCCAATGCAGTATATGGGTCATAGTTATATCTTTTAGCTGCATCTAATACATGCTGAACTACATCTCTATTAAATTCACCTGATACTAAATCTTTATTAGGGTTAATTTCTTTTTGAGTAGTTGCTCTAACCTTTCTTAAATCTTCAATAGATATTTTACCTTTCCCTAAAGGTTTAGATTCTGGGGCTTTAGCCAATTCATATACAGGGGTATCTACTTCTGTAGAACTAATATCTATTGTTCCAAGACTTGGCTTTGGCATATTTTTTAATAGTGCCTTTATTTGTTTAGGTGTTAACTTTGTTGCCATTTAAATTTAATGTATGGTTTGTACTAAGTTGAATATCATTTGAATCGTAATGGCGAACTCTTCCATCGTTCTTATTTGCCACCACCCATATTGTGTTTTGATGTATTCCATAGTCTATAATTAAGATTGCGATACCTTCTCCATGGGGAGTATCAACCCATATAGTAGATTGAAACTCGTGGATAGCCGTCATATTTTACCATTTAACTTTGTTAGCCCAATAAGCAGCGCTCATTTTACCTTTATTAATATTCTTAGCATGACGAGCTTTAAAAGATGCTCTTCTTGCTTTTTCAGAAGCAGTCTTAGGAGCTTTACCAGCACCACTAACACCTTGTTGTCCAAAGCGGATAAGCTTAACCTTAGTGCCTTCTTTTGCTAATACAGCGTGGCTTTTCTTTGGGTGGTTTGGAGTTCTTTTAGGTTTGTTATAACCTGCAAACTTTTCTTTTCCTTTATTAATCATCTTATCTAAATTTTTTAGTTTTTTGTTTAATTGATTTAGGTTGGGATACAAACTGTTTTCCTTTCTTTGTACCTTCTGCCTTTGCTTTATTAGTTGCAGCCTTTTCTCCTTTACTTAAAGAAGACCAAGCTTTCTCTGGTAAGTATCTTTTCTTTCCTTCCGACTTTACTTCTTTAGATGAACCTTTTTTATTATTGGCATGAGTACCAGATGTCATCCACTTTTGTTCTGTCCAATCCTTTAAGGACTTTTGTGATTTTGCTATAGCCATTACTTATACCCTCCTCCTTTAGCTTTATATTCTTTAGCAAGCATTTGTGCTTTACGAGCAGACCATTGACCAGGATTACCACCTTTATTTCCTGCTTTAATTTTTTCAAACAAAGACTTTCTCATAGAAGGTTTAGTGTAGTTGCCTGCTTGGTTTACTTTTGATTTAGGTTTAGCTGTTGCCATAATTAGTAATTATCAAATATGTATTTACGTTTTATATATCTTGCTCGTCTCATTAAAGCACTATCCAATGAATTACTCATATCTTCAAATGCTTTTTTTAACCCTTCGTTATATCCAAACAATTGGTTATTAGCAGTAATAGCTATACTCAATTGCTCTCTCAAGCTATCTATTTTATCAGACTCTGAAGTTTTGATAAATAAGAAAAGACTATCGATTTGATTTTTTTGAATATTAATTTTTTCATTGTAGTTGTAAAATTTAGTGTTAATATCATCTGCTTGGCTTTTTAATAAAAGCACTACAGTATCCCCATTAATTATCTTTGTCTTTGGATACGATTGGCTTAAGCTCAAATGGCTCACCAATAGCATCATCATCAGTACCGTTAACTTTTTCATTTAGCTTTTTATTTTCTTGTTTCAATTCAGTTACTACTTCTTTAAAGCTATCACAAGCTTTCTCTGCATGTTTCAATTCGCCCACACGCTTTTCAATAAAAGCACTATTCTTCTTTACAGTTACCATAACCATAGAGTCCATATTCATATTATGCCAACCCTTTACTGGGTGAGGCCTAATAGCTTTCTGGGCTACAATAGAAGTTAACATTATAAATATTAACCCAAGTATTGTTAGAATAATTACTAATCCTATTTTATTTGGTTGCATTGATAATGGCTTGTTGAGCTATGATGTTATAAATGATTGAATCTTTTTTGTCTACTGTCTTTTGAAGATTACGGTTATCTTCAATACAGTTATCTATCCCCTTGCTTGACCCAGCCTTCATATCCTTGTATACATATATAATACCAAATACACAAAGAAAAGCTACCGCTGCAATAGGGTACTTTCTAAATTGGTTGAAACTAACAGGTAACTTAACAGCACCTGAAGCAGTATCAACTACTTTTTTAGTTGCTGTCTTCTTAGTTACTGGTTTCTTCGTTGTCGCCATCAGTTCCGTTTTTCTTTCCAAAATATCCGTCAATAGCTTTCTCAACTACTTTTAAACCCAATAGGGCAGCAATCAATAAAGTTACTGAATATACTAAAGCTTCAGAAGGAGCTACGTGTTGCTCACTAAAGCTGTTATGGTATAGGGTTACACCTAAAAGAATACCTAAGAACAAAGCGATTAAACGCTTCATAGAAGGAGCATCTGGTTTGTCTAAAAAGAAACCTGCGATAAAGTTTATTAGTTTTTTCATAGTTTTTAATTTTTAAAAAGGGGGAACTTAATCCCCCTTTATAATTACTCAGCTTTGATTGCTTCAGCTTCTTGAGACTTGATAGCCTCGTTTAAGAAGTTTACGATTGGAGCACCGTACTTCATTGGTAACTCTTGTAAGAAAGCATCTAAAGCTTTTAATTGTTCTTCGTTTAATACTACTTGTTTCATCGTGTATTGTGTTTTATGGTTAAAAAAAAAGTTTATGAAGTTACGCAATTTAATTTTAAATCTGCTTTTACCCAGCACTCAACCCCTGTTGAAGCATCAGGTTCTACAATAAATTCTATTGTGTTTGCTGCATTGCTTAAAATAGTATAATTGCCAGATGTATGCTGTCCGTATTGTTTAATAACGGCTTGGTCTATTGTAACATTACCTATACTGTCAACGCAAATTAAACCACCTATATATTCTACATAGTTACCATTAGATGAAGTAACTGCATTTGATACGGAAACAATTTTTAATTCAAAGAAATAAGATGAGTTACTTAATAATTTAACTTGACTTTCTCCTTGAGAATTTAATAAAGGAAAATTTAAAGAACCATCTAGAAAATGGTAAAACAATTGAATGTCTTCTATTTGTACTTGACCTAAATCTGTTGAATTGTTTTCAAATGAATTAGCAACTACTCTTGAAAATTTATTTGTTACTAATGCTTTATTACCTTGAATTGTAACTCCATATAGATTAGTTCCGCTAAATTCGTGATTAGCTGTTACATATACATTGCTTAAACTATCAAAATAGTCGCCACCTAATATAACAACACCAGAAGCATTTGCATCAGTAACAACGCTTGAAGCATTTACTGAAAATACATTACTAGTTTTTTGATTATACTCAAGGTCACTACCATTAATAACCACTACATTGGTTGGTGTATTTACACTATATATATTTAAATTATTTGGACCTATATCGTTATTTAAACCAAATAATAAAGAATTACTTATTCTTTCTCCTAAAGCATAATCTGGAGAAGAAACAATAGTAAAAATTTCATTATTTAAAAAACAGTTATTAATTAAAGTAGCACTACTTATATTTAAATTACCATTTGTATTAATAATAGTATTGTCTGTAAAAATATAATTTACAGGATTTGCAAATATTGACCAGTCGCAATTAGTAATTACATTTTTATGAAATCCAGCATTTAAATTATAACTACCCAAAAAACTTGTAAGTACATTACCTTGTACACCATCTAAAACTATAGAAGTTCCATAAGCCATTAATGTTATTGCTGGCCCTGTTCCAACAGCAGTTATATCTATATAAGTATATGTTGCATAACCATTGTAATCTCCAAATCTATAATTAGAGGTATCAAAGTTTAAATCCATACCTCTCTCTGTTCCAGAGTTTATAGTTTTTAATCTGTTACCAGCTAGCTGTAATGGAGTAGCATTACCTAATCCATCGGATATAGTTATAGCCGTTGAAGGGTCTAAGCTACCATTAGTGTTTATCTTTAATAAAGATTGATAAGTATTTTTTATCTGGGTTCCTGTTAATGTTGCCATTAGTTAATTTTTTATATTGTTAAGCTTCCCAATTGTTTGAGTCATTCTCCCAATTAAGTGTAACTAAATTCCATATGTTAGATATAATAGTAGAAGCAACATCTGCTGTATCTGTTATTATATTCCATATTACGTTTACCATAAACCCATAATGTTTGTAGCAGTAGAAGTAGAACTAACTTTCTTCACTTGAATAGGTAAGAAAGTACCAGCTACTACACTATTGAAAGTAACTAAGGTGTCAGTAGTATCTTGTGCCATAACAACAATCAAGTTACCAGCACCACCAATGTACAATCCACCACAATATCCTGGCTGACCATTAGCTGATAAATCAACATTATATGCTACTTGACCAGCAGTAGGTGTAGTATTCACAAAAAGCTTTGCTTGCCCTGCTTGGTAATTAGTATCTTTAGTAAAACTCATTTTAATTAATTTACAAATATAATACGTTATTTGAACTTAGATATTCTAACCCCATTAAACATTAGATTAGGATTAACCCTATACACATACTTCCTTTCTGTCTTGGCAATCACATTACGCTTTATTAGCTCCTTTACGCCATTATAATACCCTGTCTTACCAATGTTACCTATTATTGATTTAACGTCCGTATAATCGATATAAACTAGGTTATTGCCCTTCTCTAACTTAAACACTACATATGACAATAGCTGGTAGCCAATATAAGGCAACCCATAGATAGCCTTGGCGAACTCATCAGTATACACCTTGACAAAAGGTAAACTATCAATAGTTAGAAACCTATCATCTTCCATGACATCCATAACCTCACCATTGTCTACATCTACCAAACGCTTAACAGGTATCTTTTTGGCAACCCTGCGTATGCCTTTTAACTCATTGTCCATAGCACAAATGTACAACTACTTTTTCCGCTATACAAAAATAATTATTCACATATACGGAAAACCTACTACGCCCCATAAGGGTTTGAACCACCTTACTTCTTATAATAAAAGAAGGAGGCACTAAGTGTACTAATGGAAGTTAGCTACATAAAGGTGGGGATGATATACATACTTTGTCATGATGGTCCTTTTTGGGAAATTGGCTTTTTTTTAATGGGTACCTTTGTACTTTGTAATTTTTTTTTACTTATATAAATTGATTTTGAGTACCTTATATTGATTAACTAAAGGTAAAAAGCATATGGGACTATC